CGTATTCACCGTCAAGGCCAAACGTCTCCGGTTATCATTCATCAATTAGTAATGGAAAACACATTGGATGAACACGTAGTCAAAGTTCTAGAGGGCAAAATAAATTTGCAAGATGCCCTTTTAGATGCCCTAAATTTTGCATTAGTATAGATATGGATAAAATTGAACTGATGAACGGCATCATCAAACTGGCTAGGCCAGCAATGCCGCAAGATTACAAACTGACTTCACTAGATACCCCATTATCTGATACGGGTATGGACAGCCTGGATTTTCTTATGGCCAGCATATATCTATCAGATGTGTATGGGGTATCGGAAGATGATCTCAAAGCTATGGTGATGACCCCAGAAAGCACAATAAACGACCTATTTGCTTACATGGAAGCCCACGCAACCATCACGCCAACCAACGCACAAGAAGCATTAAAGGCACTGGGATGACCATTTATCTGTCAGACTACCGCACTGCCAGTACGACCTACACAGAAATGTTGGAGGATGTGGATTACCCACAACGGGTGCATTGGTTCCCCGATACTTATGCCAAAGTAAAAACAGGCTTAACTTATGTGCCACACAAACTGGCTGATAAGGTTCTCGACCCCGCCTTATTGGCCAGCTTGCGCGAACGTTGCGGTAAAACCGCATTCATATTAGCTGCGGGTAATGCCCATTTTGCTGGCATCAACCCCAAAGATCCAGCGCCAAATCGTTTTGCATACGACTATCGGTTCTTAGCTCTGTCGCTTACTCAGGTATATGCTGGACGGATAGCCCAGCTGTGTGGGGCTCAGGATATGGTAATTACAGATTCATCAGCCTGCGCGTCCAGTCTTAAAGTCATGATGGATGTGTATAGCCTAATTAACTTTTATAAGTTTGATCGCGTTGTAGTACTAGCCGTAGAAGACACTGTAAACAACACAGTGCTAAAATTCTTTGGCGAAACAAAAGCGTCTCTTACAAAAGACATTGAAGACACAGGCATTAAACCATCAGCTTTTGATGACCACAACTACGGATTTAATATAGGGCAAGGTGCGGCGTTTGCGGTATTTGAGAATGATTCTTATTGTCAAATGCCTGTGGCCCGTTTACTTGGAGCTTATGCTTCCAGTGAACAAAGCACCAACGCAATCGGGCAGCGAGAAGATGGTGAAGGGTTTGTTAAAGCAGCGGCGGGCGCCCTGCGGATGGCCAACATGTCACCACGAGACATTAGCATTGTAAAGACCCATGGCACCGGCACAAAGTCAAACAATCAGTCGGAACGCAATGCTTTGTCAACACTGTTTGATTCGCCGTTTATTGCCACGTCTTATAAACAAGTAATTGGCCATACTATGGGCGCATCAGGTTTATTGGAAACCTGTTTGTTATTAGACAGTTTACGTTCTGGTCTAGTACCAGCAATCCCAAACAAAACAAAGCAAGATGACGTTTATTTGTCAAATGATTATCCTGTTACAAAACCAGTAAAGATTTTGTCTCAAGCTGCAGGAATGGGAAATATTTATGCAGCAGCAATTTTTGATACTCAGTTATGAAGAAAACAATAAGAACAAAACACAGAATTAAAGCCAGTACGCCGCGCCTGTCAGACGAGGATCCGGATCCAATTGAGCAGGATGACATGGAAAGCATCTCAGCCCAGTTGATTGAGGGATGGTTGCCATGGGATCCAGAAGACATTAATGATATCCGCAAGTTGATAGAAAACAACATGCCGCAAAAACAACAGTTTGTGCTTGAAGCGTTTTTAGACGGTTTAAATTATAATGATCTTCATGTAACTGAGAAGTATTGGCGGTATCATTTTGCTAAGGGCGTAGAGTTTATTAAAAAGGAACTGGGACTATGAATTTTATTATTGAACACAAAGTTAAAGGGCACTACGTCATGGAAACGTTACGTGGTGTAGAAGACATTGATACTTCCATGTACAAAGACATTATGGGTATTTGGGTTACTGACAGTGAAGAAGAAACACAGGTCATGGAAAACGAATTAAAGGAGATGCGCCATGCACGATCCAGTCAATCAGCCTAAGCATTACACAGAACATCCATCTGGTATTGAGTGCATTCAAGTGACCGAGCACATGGGCTTTAACTTAGGCAATGCTGTTAAATATATCTGGCGTTGTGACTTAAAGAAAGATGCGATAGAAGATTTGCGTAAAGCACAATGGTATATCGGTAGAGAGATAGCTAAGCGCATCAAGATTAACAAAGCAGATTTGGAGTGTGGAAAATGAACGCTTTTATTTTTGTATCTATTGTGTGCATTGGACAAAGCTGTAACTTTGTATCCAGTAACAAACCGGTAGATGAGCCAAAGTGTAAAGAGATGAAGGCGCAATTTCTAGCACTACCTTTTAGAAAAGAAACCACCCTGGCCGCCGCTCAGTGCATGGAGTGGGATGGTGAAAACAAAACAAACTGGAATATTAAATTATGATGATCGAAATTGACGACGATTTTACAGACGAAATTACTGCAGCCAACTTAGCTCAAAGCTACGTCAGCATTAAAGACATGATGAAAAACGGCACGCATTGGCATGAAGATGACATAGTTGCTTGGGAAGAGTTACTTCCAGCAATAATGATAGTCGGTAGTTGGTATAGTATTGACTTTCCCAGTGAAATTAAAAAAGCTAAAAAAGCAGGTAAAAAGAAATGAAATTATTTTGTGAATATGACCGATTTGAACTAGAGCAAGACATCATCAAAGCATGGGGTGTTGTCGAGATGATTGAAGAGTTAGTTCGCCAACATCTAGATCGTCCGCAAGGCCCGTTTAAAGAAGACGAATTAGCAAATCGTTTAGATGGTATCAAATATGTCACTGATATGAATTTTCAGCGCGTATGGGATGGATTTGAAATGATGCTAAAAAATGGTCACTTTGCCAAAACTCGGTTTGGTGACTCACCTGAAGTAGCAGTACCAAATACAGATGATAATAAATTATTTGAAATTTTAACCAAAAAGAAAGGCAGTAAAAAGAAATGACTGAACCAGTAAGCACTCCATTGGATGACAAAATTTTAAAATTGGAATTCACCGTTAAAGAAGTAAATTCTATTTTGAACATTTTGGGAAGCCTACCATTTGTTCAAGCTGTTGGATTGATCAATGCCATCCAGGCACAATGCACTCCACAGTTTGATGCGTTGCAGGCAGAAGAGACTAAGAATGAATCTGAAGCAGCTTCTTAAACGAGCAGGTGTGAGCAGCGACATCATAGCTGAAGTTGAACGTAAGGCCAAAAGAACCACGGCCGAACAGGAGATCGAGCACCAGGAAAAGGCCGCCGCAATGGCCAAAATGATGCTCAATGACATGATGCCACACCTACACAGCGCTCTGAATAAAACCCCGCCGTCCAAGCCTAAAAAGACCATTATCGTTCCTGACGATATGTAAGGGCGGATTTACAGCGATCTTTGCATTAGTAGATATAGGGCAAGCTGTGAAGCTCCCCTTGGGCTGGGGATACTCGGCTATCTACCATGGCTGTAAAGAAAGTCACAGGTTCCCAGTCCACCTGCATAGAAGACTGGGATTCTTGCAACGCCCAAGACAGCAAGGATTTTGCACCAAATGCGGGCATTTCACACATCACATTACACACAGGAGATTTATCATGGTTTCACCATTTGAACTACGTTTTTCTATTTTTAACGCCGCTAAAGACCTCATGATTAAGCAACATGAAGCCAACATGGCTGCATGGGAAGTGCTTAATAAGACAACAAAAGAGGCTGCAGAATTAGCGCCATCTTTTCCAACAACAGAAGAGATCATCGATAAAGCGATTGAGATCAATACCTTTATCAGCGGTCAGACAACAAAAGAACTAGCAAGCGTAGCTAAGAAGTTATCTGGCGTTTCAGTAATATTCTAAGAGAGCATTATGGCATCTAAACCCGGTTTGTACGCAAACATCCACGCTAAACAAGAACGCATTAAAGCTGGTAGCGGAGAAAAAATGAGGAAACCGGGTGCCAAAGGCGCCCCTACAGCCAAAGCATTCAAACAATCAGCAAAGACTGCAAAGAAATAATGGCAACAAAAAAGAATGGCCCCTCGCTTGCAATTGGTCGTGGTGAGAAGCTGCCTGTATCTAAGGGCGCTGGGCTTACCGCCAAGGGTCGTGCTAAGTATAATGCGGCTACTGGCTCGCATCTAAAGGCCCCTCAACCAGAGGGCGGTCCTCGTAAAAAATCATTCTGCGCACGCATGTCTGGTATGCCAGGTCCTATGAAGGACGAGAATGGTAAACCAACACGCAAAGCAGCATCTCTTAAAAGGTGGAAGTGTGGCAGCTAAAAAAGCACCCCCAAACAAAATTTATTTTACTCAGGAAATGGCGGATACCATTTTGGAACTGGGTAAACAAGGCGCGTCCCAAAAAGCTATGTATGCAGCCATCAATATCAGTAAAGCTACAGCGGCTCGACTCAAAAAGGAAGACCCATTCTTTGCGGAAACGATTGATATGGCTACAGTTTATGGCCAAGCATTTTGGGAAAACCTAATGATCTCGAATGTCGACAACAAGGCATTCAATTCCCGCATCGCAGAAATTGCGCTTCGTGGACAATATCCAGAAGACTACCGCGAAAGAATGGATATTAAACAAGATGTTAAGCAAGAAATTACGGTGGATTTCAACAAAGAAATAGCGAGTTTGATTTCCGCCCTTAAATCCTAATTATTTATTTTTCACTTTTTTACAAAAAGGGAGCTCAAAAGGCTCCCTTTTTTGCATTAGTAGATGTAGGTAAAAATTCTTAAAAAGGTAAAAATATGACTGCTCACGCATTACTCTCGGCGTCCGGTTCAAAAAGATGG